TCCTTCGGGTCCATTCCAACCGCCACATAGTTCTCCAAGTCAGCCGGTATGGATCGGTCAGCCATGATCTTGCCGTCGACCGTTGCCACCGGGAATTTGGCGGACTTGCCCTCGTAGATCCGCTGCACGCCTGGCTTGACCACGAACTTCGGGTTCTGCAAACGGGTCACGGTATCGTACCCAATGACCTTGCCTGGGCCACCTGCAGCGCCATCGGGCTCATGCACAGCAACCACATATTTGCCCGTTCTAAGGAAGGCCGGGATGTCGATGCGTGCGGCCACCTGTGTGCCCGGTTTGATGCTTCTGGCAGCACCAAACTTTGCCTTCTTCTCCGAGCTTAAAGCATCGACAGCCTCGGTGTCTGTAGGCGGGTTGGCGAAGTCCTGATTGCGGCCTACATCACGCTGGATTGTCTTCGGCATGAACTTGGGGTCGTACCCAAACTCAAAGATCGAGTCGCCGTTGGTGTACAGGTCTCCGGCAGGCACCGTCTTCTCAAGGATCTTGTAATCGCCACCAAGCGGTCCTTCGCCATGATCGACGGCGTAGCTCTTGATCGTGGTGATCCAGTCGCCGGGGTTGATCTCGTTGGACTGGATGCTTTTCGGAATAGCTCGGAATACCTTCACAGGCGCATCCGGTTTGCCTTTGGTAGCTTGGATGATCCGGGCAGCAGCCTTGTCCGTTGCGTCACCGCTTGAGTGACCGTAGTACTGGGCCGCATTTGGCCCGTAGACGTCGTCTGGATAGACGCCCTTCAGATTGTCCAGCGGGGCACCATAATCGCGCTGCGGGGCTTTATGCTCACCGCTGTAGTCCGGCATGAAGCGGATGTCATCCGAGGTTGCCTTGAACCGCTGCGAGAGGGGGATGACGTTGCCGGCGTTGTCCTTGGTGATGGGGTCGGCGAGCTTCAACTGCGATGGGTCAAAAGCCACAAATGACTTGATGACTTCTTGCGCATTGTCCGGTGAGAAATCATCAATGTTTGCTGAGTCGTAGCCGCGCTTTTTAAGCTCTGAAATGACCCGTGAAACGTACTTTGAACCACTAATTTTTGGGTCCAAAGCAGTGTACGCCATGTCGTTTTCTACCTCTAGCCCAAGGTCCGTTGCGGCCTGTTTCACATCTGACTCAGATGCTGTGTTCTTAAATTTAGCGTAGATCTTGTAGGTGACTGGGTTTGCGCCTTCACCGTATCCCATCGCTCGGTCTTGAGCGTAGCTCATTGCTGTCCCCTCATCTCCAAGGAACAACGGAGTGTTTGGCTTGTTGAATTGAGAGATGGTGCCGTGAAACACCTTGGTGGTGTACCCAGCCGCCTTCGCCGCCTCATCGACCATCTGCTGGGCGGTGGCAGTGTCGCCCTTCTTTACCGCGGAGAGGTAGTCGGTGTCCGAGGCAGGCATGAAGCGCTGCTCGCCGCCTACTTTTCCCGCTGTTCCGGCTGCACTTGGTCCCTCAGATCCTCCTTGAAGCCCGACTGCATCAGGCCGGATACCTGCCTCACCAGATCCTGCATACTGGGAGCTGGAGCGTTGGCGTATTTGCGGACGTTCTTGGCCTTTGACCGAGAAGACATCGAAGACTCCTTTTGCATATTTTTCAGTGCGTTTTTCTGTGTCAGCGAACTTTTGGGCAAACTGAGGGTCACCGTAAAGATTTTCTGTTAAGAATTTTCCTGTGGCATCAAGGCTGGAATGCCCTACCGGTTCGTTTTTGATGATGTTCCAAGTGAGCCAGTGGATGTCAAACGGCTGAGGCTCTCTACCGAGCATTTCACGCAACCAGGGGCTATCGGCAGCGATCTTCTTCATTCCGTTCTCAATCAGCGAGTAACCTGTTTCGGCAACAGTCTCGCTGTTGAGCATTCCTCCAATGACCTTGTAGGCCCCGGTGGTATCCTCTGGAACTCCGTTTTTATCGTAAGCGAAAACCTCGCCGTCACCGCCGGCTGCTTTTCTGGATGCTGCTGCTTTTTCCAGATGAGGAAACCATAGGTTTACCACCTGCCATCTATCCCCAACAAAAACGTCATTCCGAGCCAGGGTAGCGATGACAAACGAAAGCACCTTGTGCTTGATTCCTGCCCCTCCAAACCCTTGCTTGTTGAAGGCACGGCGCATCTGGGGACCGTCCAGATCGGGATTGTTGATAATGTCAGCCAGCTCGGTCCATCGTCCATTCCACCTGGACAACATTTCATGGAATGCGTTGGCATTCTGGATGGCATTGCGACCGATCTTTACGTCCGGGAATTCGGACATCTTGGATGAGACGATGGCTTTCCATTCGTCTTTGGTGGATTGGTATTTTCCATCCACCGAATCTTCAAGTAATCGGAGAACCTTTGGATCACTGGTGAGACGCGCCCATCCTGCTTCCTGGTTGTACGGATCAAGCATTCTGGAAAGCAGCCCCCAGAACATATGCAAAGCCACCATTTTGGGGTGGATCATGCTTTGCCGAGCCATCTCATGGATTGGCTGCAGCGCGTTGAGTCCATTAACCGCCGACTGAATCAGCTCAGGATTTCTCTTAAGCCCTTCATCAATGAACGACTTGAACGAGGCGTTGTCTTGAACCCATTTTGCAAGCCTTAGAGGAGCGGGAGGAACCGATCCTTTAGATCCATTCAGTGACCTTGAAAACGCTTTGATCCAGCCATCAGAATCCAACCCAAGTGTCGGGCTGTCTTTGACCGATTCAAGAGCTGCATCAACAGCATCAAACATTGATTGAAACTTCTCCGGTGTAGACGGATTCATTACAATCTTTGGAGCGGCTTCATTTGCCTTTTTTCCACTCAGCTCAGTGACCGCAAACTGCCCTTTTACAAGCGGTTTTTCAATCTTCAGCGTAGACTGCAATACGTTCGGAGTTTTCCCCAAATCCTTTGAGATTGCCGCTTTTGCTTTGTCTTTTGCCTCGCCAATTGAGAACGCTGAAACCGTTTCTGTAGCAGTCTTTTCCTTTGATGGTTTCCCTGGTTCTTTGACCTTGTAGGTGTAATCGAACTGATAGAGAGAATTGACCGATCTTGTGCCTTTGATTGACTTAATCGTTTCAGTCGAAGGCTGGGTAGGATCGGCCTCAACAGCCGCCATGAACCTCACATCCCCCGCTTGTCGTACCGCCCCGCCTTCGCCTTGGCCTTCTTGGCCACGCTCAATGCGATTGCGACCGCCTGCTTCTGTGGCTTGCCGGCTTTCATCTCCCGCTTGACGTTGCTGCTGACGGACTTCTGGCTGTAGCCTTGTTTGAGTGGCATCTGCTTTCCTTTCGGCTTGGGTTTGTGTGTCGTAGATCCCGATGAGTTTGCCATCGGTTCCATAGAGCTTGTGCTTGGCACCGCTGATTATGCGGTAGCCCTCCTCGGAGTTGATGACCGACTTGTCGCCGAGCTTCTCGGCAGGCATCCAGCGATTCTTTGAGAGCTGGTAGGCTTCCTCCGAGAAACGTGCGCGGAACCCGGATGGGGCCATTGAACCAATGCGGTCCAAGCGGAAGTCGCGGATAAACTTGCTTCCACCTTTCCCAGCAGCGCCAACAAAGTCCCCGAGGTACTGAGCCTTCTCCAGGCCAAAGATCTCGGCAGACCTGCGTGCGCCTTCCTTCTGGTCGAGGTTGGTGAAGTACTTCGCCAGGTCGCCCATGAACCCATCGACGTTGTCCCACAGGCCCTTGCCCACACTTCCGTTGGAGGCTGTGTCCTTCAGGATGGCATCTCGGACCTTGCTGATGTCGATGGCCTTTACCACCGGATTGGCCGCCTTCGAAAAGTAGAACGAGTACGGCAGCATATCGCGGTCACTGAGGCGGATGCCGCTGCTGTACCGGTTGACCTGCTTTCCGGTCAGCCTGTTTAACATCTTCTTAAGCGCTGCGCTGTAGGTGATGTTAAGACTGGTGCCGGCGTCCATCGTCGCATTGATGGACCGGATCTTGTCCTTCATCCGGCTGCTGACGGTTTGAGACTGCTCAATAGCCGATAGTTGGTTAGGACTCAATCGGCCCAGGGCAACGCCATCGACCATGCGGGAGTTGCCTGGCGTGTTTTCAATGATGGCATTGAGGCTGTCCTGATCCTTTTTCTCACGAGCTACAATCTCGTCGGTAGACATTGCCCTGACCGTGCCGTCGGGCATCTGCTCGGCCAGGCCAAGTTCGATCAGTTGCTTGGCCGCCAGGGGATTGGCTACATCCTCGGGCTTAAGGACGGCTTTGGTCTTTTCGTCTTGGATGTTGATCTTCTCATCCAACTTGCGCCGGGCACGCAACAGGTCGCGCAGCATGGCGTTCACCTGGGGAGAAGCCTTCTTCAAGTCCGGGAACAGCACCGAGTCCGTTGGCTTGACTCCGAAAGTGCGTTCAATGGATGCCGCGGCCTCGGCTAAAGCCCGACTAGCGTTCTGAGTCAGCGCCAGGTCGACGAGCTGCCTTGTCAGGCCCGTGAATCCCTTGAGCAATGCATCGGGCTTCTGGCCGGCCAAGAGTCCTGCAAAGTGCTCTGCTGCGAGCTCAGAGGCCACATAGTCGGCCTTCTTGTTGATGGTGTCGTACTGAGCCAGCTCGTCTGCCATGGAGGCATTACCAGCACCCAGCTTGTCTCGGTACTGATTGAAACGGGCCTCGATCTCAGCATCACTGAAAGCGCCCTCGGAGAGTTTGCGTATGGTGTCGCCCTCCTGAATCCATCGGCCCACCAAGGCATTCTTGATATCGGTAGCACCGCCCTGCAGTTGGGTACTCTTCTCCAGAGCATGAAAGAGCTCATGGCCGAGAGTGTAGAGGGGACCGTCGCCTTTGCCTCTGCCGATGATGTCGGCGTTGATGACCACTGCTGGCCGCCCACCTTTGTCGTCAACCTGCACGCCCCGGGCGCTGATTTTGTAGCGCTTAGTGAAATCCTCGTTGGAAAGGTACTCCACCTCCACATCGCCGAGCTTACCGCGGACAAGGCCCTGCAGATCCATCAGCCCGGAGGCCGCATCCACACCGTGCGTATCCCGCAAGCGCTCAAACAGCGCCTTGGTCGTAGGATCCTGCTGCCCGTCGATGAATCGGCCCAGGTCACCTGCCCGGGCTTCCCTGGCGGCCTCACCGGTGAGCTTCTGGTAAGCACGCCCACCGAGAGCACCGGCAACACCCTGCACACCGCCAGACCCAAGGCCGGCAGCAGCACCCTCCTCGCCACCGGACAAACCACCTAGTAAGGTGCCAATCGCTGCACCTTCAATACCTCCGGCAAGCCCCCTAAGTGAGGCATCGACCGCGGCATCACCACCGTACTGCCCGATCACACCGAGCATCCGCTGGCGCATATTCGCACCTGGGGCAGCCCCTATAGCCTCTAGCGGACCAATGCGGGAGGGCTGGGTCATTAGGTTTTCGCCTGCCCGGGCCAATGCCTCACCAGCCTCCCGCGCGGTACGGATGCCGGCAGGGATTGCAGCGAAGGCAGCAGCCTCGGGGGCAATGCCGAGGGCACCTGCAATGCCGGCGGTGGAGGCAACACTACGGAGCGCTTCTGGGGTCGTCCCTATGGTTTCTGCAGCAATACGCTCGGCAGCACCTGCGAAGCGTTCTAGGGGCTTTGCAACGCCGGCAACAGCACGTCCGGTGAGTTGAGCGCCTTTGCCGACAGCTTTTGTGGCTAGTTTGCTGGCACCGAGTATTTCTCCAACGCCAGGAACGAACAGCGTCGGGTCAAGGATCATCGAGACGCCTTGGACGTACTCTGGATTGTAGTACTCGGGAGGGACAACAATGCCTTCCTCGCCTCGCTCAAGTCGGGCCGAGGTGATCCCAAACTGTCGGGCATCAAGGAACTGGTTGTAGCGGGACTCCGAGCTTCCGGTGCCTGCCACTAGATCCTTGAACTTAAAGAGCGGTGAGGATGGATCCTGAGATTGAGCGGCCAGGCCGTAGAGCTGGCGAGTGCCCTGGGCAAAGCCTTCGATGTAGTTGAGCGGGTTGGCAGCAGCGCCTTGAGCGCCTTCAGAAACAGCCCCGCCAATCATCCCGATGGCAGCATCGGCAGCCTGTGCGGCGGTGTTGATCCAGTCGACCTGCTTTGTTTTGGAGTACTCCTCAAACTTCAGGTAGTCACTCTTGGTTGGAGTGAATGAAGGATCCTGCATCGCACCGGCAATATCCTCGCCGGTTGGCGGGAACTGGTCGGCAAGAATGCTTTGCGCTTCGTTTTGGCTGATTGAGTCTGGAAACTCGACAACCTGAGCACCGACCTGAACCTGGTATGGCATATTATTCGAAACGCTTTGTAGCCGTATTGTATTTTAAAACACCGCTTTTAGGCTGATTACTTATTTGGTTCACATAATCATCAGCGTGTTGACCAGCTTTCTTCATCGTATTGTTCATTGCATCAATACGCATGGCTTCCTTTTGCTTCACAATCTTTTCGCTGTCTCCAGCCATTGGGAAGTATTGTTCTTCTGTAGCCGGATATTCTTCAGGTGAAATTACTGCCCCAGAACGGTCGCGCAAAAAGTTCTCAGTCCATGCTTTACGCGCTGTTTCGTATGACTTGCGAGAGTCTGTTCTTAATCGTTCTGGCATAAAACCAAACTCAAACAAACCTTTAGGAACGTATTTAGAATCAAGAACACTCTTGATAGTATCGTTATTTAATTTCATGCCAGCAGCAAATGATGCTGCTTTACCCTGAGCTTCATTAAGGGGTTTTCCTTCTATTGGCTTGGGAGCAGCCAATATGTCCACCTTGCCATCAGCACGTACCACCGTGATTCCGCTAGGGAGCGTTTTGGATTCTATCTGCATCGGTCTTTGCTGCCCAACCATAGAAAGAATCTGCGGGACCATGGCAAGCGTCTCGGGCTTGGCTCCCTGTTGCAAAAGGTACTGAGTCAATCGCTTAGACTGGTCCTCGTAGCTAACTGGGACTTCTTTAGAAACATTTCTGGTCACAGTCAAAGGAGCCGATAGAGGAGCAGGCATTGCAGAAGGTTGAGCATCAACCTGTGTTAAAAATTGCTCGCGCCGAGGCATTTCTAAAGGTTGTTTTTGAGCCGATTCAAGCTGTGATCGAAGCGCACGAACTTTAGGAATAACTTCAGCAATTCGACCTGCAATTTGCTGCGGAGTCTCAGTGATTGTGGCTCGATCAACTGCTGAAGACATACCACCCATTCCTCCTTTAAGCGTAGGAATTTGCCACTGCCTTGGTGTCTCCGAAGCCATTGGCTCAAGCTGTGCCAACTGAGCCTTAATATCGGCAATGTTAACTTCAGGTGTAGTGGTTTCCTTGTAACGTCGCAATGCTTCAATGTAGCCTTGCTCGTTAAACGTAGGAGGAACTTGGGTAGCTGGAACATTTTCACCAGGCATCGGAGGCAAAGGCGCTCCTGGCACCTCTGTGGTAACCTCTTCCATCTGCGTGGTCGTCGTAGGCTGATCCAATCCGTATTGAATAGCACCGCTCAGAATCTCATTCTGTTTACGCTTTGAAATAATGTCTTCCAACTCATATCGGCCCTTCTGCAACTGCTGCCTGGTCACTTGATTCTTGAAATCGTCCTGCTGGTTGTTTCGATACTGGTTGAGCATCGTCACAGTCTGACCGAGCGCAGCCTGTTTCTTGGCCAGGCTCATGTCCGCCCACTTGTTGCTGTTTCCAACCAAGTTGCTGATCATCGTTGCATCACGCTTCATCTGCGCTTCGTAGGACTTCAGCGTCGTCTCATCCACACCTGCTGGAAGTTGGCCGGTATCCTCAAAGTATCGCACAGCCTGCACCTTTGGATCAGCCTCCATCTGCTGCAGGTACATCTTTGTTACCGCGGCATTGGTTTCATCAAGGGCCTCATGCCCTTTCTTGTTCTCGGTGTAGCGTTCCAGCGCCTTGCCCAGGCCTTGACCGATGGCATTGATGCCCATCGCCAGGTTGCGACCGGAAGCCGTAGCAGCCTCCATGTAGCCCGGAGGCAATGGCGCAACCTGTTGACCGCTGTAAGGTGTTGAGTAGCCGTATTGTGCCATAGATTTAGCTGTGTTGAGAATGGTATGCGAACTCCCGCAACTTCAAGCTGATAGCCCTCATATGCTTGTAACCACCGATTATCCAAGCCACTTGTAGAATCATGTCGTTGCCACAGAGCCGTAGGACATCGGCTGTCTGACGCTTCCACTCCTCATCGGCTTTTTCCCAGGCAACGGAATCTGCGTAGGTGCTGGTAATCATGGCTATCACGGGCTGCAGCCGGAACCAGTTGTCGATGTAGAACGGGGTCGAGTACAGGCTGTTGGCCTGCATCAAGATATCCAGGAATGCCTCAGGGCTAAAAGTCACGTCCCCATCAATCAGGTCGTCAATGGAATGGCAGTAGGCATGGAAGGCAGTGATGAACACCACTGCGTTGTGGTTGCCTCCTGCTGCGTCAAAGTAGAGCTGGCCGAGCTTGTTCATGCTAGATGGAGATCGACTGCAGCAGATGTCGGCTTGGATTGCCACCGTTCAAGGTTCAGGAACACCGAGAAAGTGTCTGCAACCGCTGAATGACTCACACCGGCAGGCACCGGCTTAGACCAGCCACAGTGCCAGGTGGTGACGTGCTTCGACTTGTCGCCCATTGTCCAACGCATCCTCCCCAGGACATGGATGATCCGGGAGCTGAATGACTGGTGGGTATGCGACGGGATAACCTCGCCAGCAGGGCAGCACCAAGCCTCAAGCTGCCAGGATCCAAACCTGAAGAGCTTGAGTCCAATGCATCGCTGGTATCGTTGGATCAAAGTGAAGACGCTAGTCCTGCCAATCCAGAGCCAGCAGAAGAGGCGGCGCTTGCAATGCCACTGCCGGCGCTTTTGAGACCGCTTCCAATAGCCTCTAGGGCTTGGCCCTTCATCTCATCCCGCTTCTCAAACATCCCCTGCTTCATCTCAAAGGCATCGTCGATGAACGAGTCGTCTAGGCCAAGTGCCTTGAGCCGTTTGCGCTGTTCCTCGACATCCGCAACGGTGTTCATGGGGTTCATCTGCTGCATCGGGGCACCATAACCGGTGCCAGGCTGCATCGCAGGCATCTGGGGGGCAAACTGACTCATGCCACCGCTCTGGCCGTAGGGCATTGCTCCTTGGTATCCGTAGTTCATAGGCTGGATGCTGCTGACATACCGGCACCAATGAGTGCGGTGGAGTTAGCTGCAGAAGCAGTACGGGCAGCAAGCTGTTGCTGTTGGTTACCACCGATCAAGTTGGCGGCGTACTGGCTCTCGGGGTTGAACAACTGCCCGGGGTTGAAACCCTGAGCCTGGCCTAGGAAGCCTTGAGATCCAGCAAATGCTTGTGATGGTCGCCCAAGCACTTGTTGGAACACGTCGCCGTACACGCCTTGGGATGCTCCGAGGGCTCCCATGGCCTGCTGGGAGCGTTGCTGCTGCATTCCGGCTCCAGATAGCTGTGAGCGCACAGCCTCCTGTAGGCCGGCTGTGGGACTTCCTGCGAGGCCTCGGGCAGCAAAGGAACCGCGGGTCTGTTGTTCGACCTGGCGCTGTTGCTCGGGCGTTAGCCGGGAGCCAGCGTTGAGACCGGATTGAGCCTGGGCGGTTAGGCTGTCAGCCAGTGCTGCCTGCTGTGGCGAGGCAGCCTTGATTGCAGCACGCGCCTGAGGACCGAGAGTCGAGATGTCGGCAATGTCGCCAGCGCGGGAACGGGAGCGTGCGGCGGCCTCGACCTCGCCCATGGTAGGCGCGATCTGGTCCCGGTAGAGCTGTAGCAGCTCCGGGGTCGCTGACTTCAGCATATCTAGCTGCAGCCGTTGATACTGCGGGGCATACTTAGCCTCGGCAGCATACTTCTCGGGCGCTAGGGCAAGCTGAGATCGGAGTGTGTCAGCGGTTTCCTTGCCGTAATCCCGTGGTGTTGGTGCTTCAACTGAGGTTCCCATATTTTTTGTCTGCCATCCTATAGATCGGCATTGAGCCTTGCTTGTAGGTGGTTAGTTTACCGTTGCGATAACCGATAGCCGGGAGAATTGCCGACTCCGGCCTGTCGTGAAAGAACTTAGCCGCCACCGCCATTGCGAATAGTGCGCAGTCGGCGGCGAACTGGTGCCAGTACCAATGGTCGCCATTGGGATCGGACTTCTGCCAGGTCCACTCCTTAGGCTCCGGTCCCATCTGCCTCCAGCCTACAAGCACAGCAACAACGTGCCCGTCCTGCAAGGCCACCTTGAGCGTGCCCTGCTCGGCATGGAACATCACATAGTCCTCCACAGCCTCACGGGTCCAGCCCTTGAAGGAATCCGGGAGCTTGTGTAGGAGGTAATCGGTGACGAGGGGGATCATGCCCAGGTGGGAGCGTAGAGGAGGTAGGCCTTAACCTGCCATTTTGCTGTATCAATAACCATATCAACACCGGTATTATCTAGTATTACAAGTTGCGAAGATACAGCAGAAGCACCCGTCCAAGGAAAGGTTGGGCTTCCCGGGTTTAATGTTGCAAACCATACGTTTACAAAAGCGTCAGTTCCGCCAACTAACCCCATGTTTACGCATGGTTGATAGCAAAACACCATTCTGTTATCATAAAACCCTTGAATTAAAACGCTTTCAATTGGTATTTCGTATCCAACCTCAAATGGTGCTTGTTGTGTTTTGCAACGAAGAACCACTTTTACAATTTGAGGTATAGCCGTAATTGACGGAAGATCGCCTGCTGATTCAAGCCATTGTAGGTTTCTGGCTCCTGAACCAAGTGTCGGTATGTCTTTGAGGGAAGTCGTATACCTCAGTAGCCCGTTTGTAAGAGAACCTCCAGATAGTGTAAGCCCAGACCCAACAGTCAGTTCTGCAACATTAACACCGCCACCAGCTCGACCGAGTAGACGGTTGTCGTTTGAGACATCTTGAATCTTGGCATAGGTGACGTTTGAATTGGCAATCTTCGCAGTGGTGACAGCGTTTGTATTTATCGTTATTGTGGTAGGCGTAAACGCAAAGTCTGCTGAGGCGTTCAACGCAACCGGGCTGTTTGAGCTTCCAGATCCATTGCCGACAATTGTGGCGTTTGCTTGAGCCACTAAAGATGCAAGCTGAACCGATCCATTAGTGATTGATACAGACCCGCCATCGACCGTACCGGTGACGTCGACACTGGGCGTGCCTAGCAGGTTGAGTGTGGACGCATCCAGCGTGGTGGAGCTGGTGACGGTGGTTCCTGGTGTGACGGTTACAAAGAGTGGCATAGGTTAGACGTCGGTTTTGCCGTAGAGTCGGAAAGGGATTGCGATGGATTTGACGCTGTAGATGTTTAGCGCACCGGTGGTAGTGGTAACCACAGGCTGCATGGTAATGGAATGGCGGCGCAAGCGAGCCTTCTGCGAGAACGATTGGACAAGCCCCGCTTGGAATCCGGCAGTGTTACATTGAATACCTGGCAGCGTAGAGTAATCCTCGCGATATGGGTCGAGGAAGTTGTTACCGGAGTTGTTGGTGACGTAGGTTCCGCTGCCATAGATGTAGTAGGCCGTGCGGCTCTTGGTCTCGTTAGTGGCAATCGGGTAGGACTCATTCACACCGTCAAAGTTGGCCGTGATGGAATAAGTCGGATTCCATGAGGCAAACTCAAACTGCAGGCCAGTCCACTGCTTGTGATCAACGTTGTTGTTGGTGGCGTTGCTTTGGGAATAAGGGTTTTTGTCACCGCTATGGCCCCGGAAGGAGACCGAGGTGGCAATCTGTTGGATCGTGCCTACACGATTGCGGTCCTGCAGTGCCTGGTAGTCGAAGTTGTGGATGAACCCGCTGTTGTCAGCCCAGCAGAGCGTGTCTGTGCCAGCGACCACCAGACGAGTGTAATACCGTGGAACAAGCAGCGAGCCTTCCCAGTAGCCTTCCCACGCCTGGTTGAGGAAGTTGTAGACCAGAGTGCGTTGGTTTGTCCCGTCTCCACCTTCCACCGGCACGCTCAGGATGTAGCGGTTGTTGAAATAGGCCCCACATGACTTTTCCCAGTTGGCTTGGTCAATCTCTTCAATGACATCCTGAATCGGATCCGACAGCGGAAGCACCACCGATTGGCTGATGCCAAATTCGGTCTGCTTGAGGCTGATCACACCGCGCTGACTCAGGAACAAGATGTCTGACCCGGTGGACGCGATAGACGCCTGGCTGACGCATCCAAACTCCCGGGTAACCTCGGTGAGCCGGGTAGTCGACAGGTCGCCGTAGAGGTTCTCCACAGCCAAGATAGAGCGTTCCTTGAAGACTATCAGTGTGGTCGCGTTGAAGGGGTACAAGGCCACCACAGCGTCATTGGCACCGGTGTTCAATTTGAACTCATTCAGGATCGGGCTGTAGTGCAGCGGATCAAGCACGTCGGACACTGCCAGGTAGTCGGGGCCGTAGAGCAGCAGTAGACGGTTTTGAAAGTATAAGCCTTCACGGCCAGCCGGGACGTTTGCACCGGAGGCAGAGGATTTCTTGATCGTGCCATTGGTTGGAACAACCGTGATGTTTACCAGAGTTGAAGGATTGCCAGCAGTTACAGTGACTGCACTAGCACTATACCCTGGGCTTGTAATAGTGACTGCGGTGACCTTGCCGTCAGTAATGGTGGCCGTTGCGACTGCGCCAGTTATGGTGCCGGATATTGCCAGGGTTGGTGCGGTCACGTAACCAGCGCCTTGATTGACGATGGTTAAAGCTGTGATGCCGCTAGTAAGAGGAGGGTCAACTGTTACAGTAGGTGCGGTTACATATCCCGACCCAGCATTGTTCACAGTAATTGATGTAACTTTGCCTCCTGAAATAACCGCGGTCGCTGTGGCTGTTACGCCAGATGGTGGAGCTTGAACCACTACATTCGGCACCGCTGAATATCCCGCTCCTCCAATTACCACTGAAATAGATCCAACGGTTCCTGTTGTTAAGACCGATGTTGCGGTGGCAGTAGTTGTTCCGATAGTTACGCCTATAAGAGCAACCGAAGCCGTATTGAGCGAATCAAGCTCCTCGGAAGGCCCACTGAACAGCTTCAGCGAGTTCTTGTCTGTGGGGAAGACGTAGTAGATTCCGTTTGTAACACCTGCAGTTACATTGCTGATAGTAACCTGATCGCCAGCAACAAACGGATGGTTCGGAACGGTGATGGTGTCGTTTGTAGAGCTGCCACCTGTGATAGCATTGACTGATGCAACACGGTTGAACCCGTTATCCAAAGCTGAGACAGGAATACCGGCAGGCGCTGATGCCTCCATGATGAGAGGCAGGCCATCGTTGTAAAAGTCGCTGACGCCTTGCGTCACCTCGTACCCGGTGGTGTTGTTTGAAAGCTCAAAGTAGTACCGGTTGGACGATGTCAAACCACTGTTCAACGTGACAGGGTTTGTACCATTTTGTGCGGTGGCCTCGGAAAGGTGCAGCGTGCAGACGCCGGCGGCCTTCACATTCACAAACATCCCGAAGCCCTCTCCTGCAACTGTGCTGGTGCCAGGGATGCTCCACAGGTTTGGAGAGGTGCCAATCTGGCTGATGATTACTCGGTCACCGGACTCCATGTCTGGCGGGACGTTTAGCGTCACCGTACTGTTGGTCGAATTGACGTTAGCGCCGGTGAAATAGTACCGGGCATTGCCAGGTCGCAGCATCACCACTGCATTGGTGGCCTGCATCAAACGCACCGGGCTGTAGATGTCGTGCCCGTTTAATGGGATCTCCAGGTGCGACTGGTTGGGTCGTACTAAGTACATCCTGCCCTGGCCGCCATCTTCTGTTGCCAATGTACGGGCCTCGTTAGTGGCTACAACTAGGGCTTGGTAGCCGGTGTCAGGATCGCGGAAAGGGAGTACACCGAGGATGTCGGTGAAGGCATTAGTTCCGGAATAGAACTGTATGTTGCTGTTAATCGGGGCAGTTGCAAAAGAGATGGCCGCCGAGGACATCACGCAGTTGGTGTTGTCATCAAACAAGCAGCGCGTGCCATTAGGAAACACCAACGAGTTCGCGCTAGAGTCCGAGCAGATTATCGTGTTGTTGGGGATCTGCGTTCCGCTGACGACAATCGTTGTCTGTGAGTTTGAGGTTACCGTGACATTGCGTGTGGAGGTGCTCCACTTACCGCCCCACTTAGGCTGCACGATGCCCCACCGGTTCTTGATGAGCTGATCCTGGAAGGTCCGGTTGACCGCCTGGCTGACGTACTGCGCCGGCACCTGGGCGGGATCTAGGCGCGAGATGACTCCCTTGAAGCCATCGTCGACCGACATGATCTCGGGTAAGTCGGGCATATTAGCGGCCTGGGACAATTATCTGGCGCACATACTTCTCCTGGAGAGCTACCTTGTCGATCTCCTTGGTCAGCTCGACTTCACCGAGCTCCAAGAATGTATTGCCCAGGTCAACTTTGCCATCCACCCGGAGCATCTGGCCTGCGGCCTTGAGGCTGCACACCTCGCAGAACCTGTACGGGAAAGCATAAGCGGTAGCCTCGCCGGCAGTCGACAGCAGCGGAGGGCTCTTACGAAACTCAATCCAGGCAAACGGGAGCTGCTCACCAATCAGAATGCCATCGTCGGTGAGCGTGTAGGCTGGCTCCTGCTGCCTCCAGGTGATCCGAGGGTCAGCAGGCCAGACCGAGAAGGTCTCGCCAATCTGGACGGTCCGAGTGGTTTGATTTGGGTTGAGCTGTTGGTTGATGTAGCGCAGGAACTTGTTCAATTCTCCCCAGTACGTGCCGATGGTGGGAACAGTTCCAGGAGCAGCAGCTACGCAGAGCTGATAGTATTCTTGATCCTCAGGATACAGCACGATGTCGCCAACATTGTAGGTGGTCGTCGCATCCCAGGTCGCAGTGCTGCCGTAGCTCGGCTGTGCTAGCGCCCAGAACTGGGTGTTAAGCGTGCCTCCAGGGCCGTTGAGAGTGGGAGTGTTGTTGGAACCTATTGCACCAACGTACTGGTAGTATTTCTGCTCGGTGGGGTAGTAGACCACGTTTCCCTCGGAGTAGAGCTGCGCCGCACTATAGTTGGGCGCAAAGAACTCCTGCTGATACACGGTCTGCTCGGGCCAGTTGAAGCACTCCCAGGCGCTCCGTAATGACATGGAGATGAACGTGCGGAAGAGATTGGACTCCTCGGTCGTTAGCGATGAGAAAACGCGCCCAGTGAGCTCACAGGCACGTTGCAACACATAATCGTAGGTGACGGTTCTCATTGGTTACTTCCAGGATTTGCAGGCCCAGTACTTGGCGGAGAGTTTAGTGCCGGGGTTGTCGCAGCCGTGACGGGCGTTGAAGCTCTTCTTGTTGTCCGGGATGTGCTTCTTGATGGTCATGCCCGGGTCGCCGAAACGCACCAGGGCAACCTTATTGCCTTCCTTAGCCAGCACCGCGGACTTCTTGCTTTCGCCAGGGGTAGCCTTGGGCTTGTTATAACCTGCAAACTTTTGGCCGCGGTAGGTGATCATCGCTTGGGCAGTACATACCAACCTGCCGGTAAGACCACCTTGGATGGCCCCACCAGCTTCTTTTCAGAATCGAATCCGTAGACGCTGGCCTTCACCGGCTTGGCCAGCATCACCGGATCACCGCTTGGAACCAGGACCACCCTGGTCATCTGGCAACCCAGGCAGGTCAGCAATGCGGCCATCCAGATCGCTCTTGAGGGCCTCGGGAGCTTTGCCATGTTGCACATCGGTAGGTGGTGTTTCTCGGAGCCAGTCGAGCAGGGCCTTGAGGATCTGGTAGACCCAATTCACGGCTTCGGCTCGGTAACTTCCTTGGCATCCTTGGCCCAGATCAGGCCGATACCAGCAGTGACCGCGGCGATAGTGGTAGTCAGGTCGAGGTTGGTTGTCGGGTCACCGTCGAACAGGGCCTTGAGAGCCCCACCGACAGCGACCAGAATGGCACCAACACCGGCGAGAGTTGTTTTCGTGTTTTTCATTTGGATTTGAACAGCCTGTAGGCTCCGTATAACGCGCACAAGAGACCAATCACTGCGGTGATAAGCCTTACCCAGTCGGTCAGTACCGGAAGAAACGAAACAGCGGTGGCACCTGCCGCTGCTGCTAGGGATAGTCCAGGGCTGGTGCTGCTGTTCGTTGGTTCCATTACTCGGTAGGCTGGACGGCTTCAACCACCGGATTCGCCAGCTTGTAAGCCGCGACAACCGCCGGAGTCCACAGCGCATTGGCAATCGAGACCACCTCGGTGGGCTGACCTTCCAGCGAGTCACCGGGGTTGAGCGTATACTGAGCGGTAATCTCACTGCCCACAACCGCTCCATCGCTGTCGTAATCAACGCCGGTCGTCACGAACAGCGAGTTGTTCTGATTGCACTGCACTGCGACAATATCAACTGGTACGATCATTGGATGGTGGGGCTAGGGGTTTGGCTTGCGGCGTAGGCTGCAACAGCGGCAGGAGTCCAGACAGCGTTAGCAATCGCTACAACCTGCTCGGGCTGACCCGTAAGGTCGGAGCCGGGAGCGAGGCAATAGCGGCGGAAGGTGGAGGCTTTGACAACCTCGCCATCGACGATCTGGTCCGACAGGCGGACCTGAAGGACGGTTGAAGGAAGAACCTCGCAAAGCGAGAAGATAGTGCGTTCTGTTAGCATAAGATTAGACGGTGTAATTTAATGAGCATATAACTCTACCAGCGGCATCAATTGTCACTGCGGTTGCGGCTCCTCCTCCGGTTGGAGTTTGGTGCAAGTTAATCAAAGTACCATTAGGATCAGTATAACCAATCATAATGTTTCCGGCTGTTAAAACAATATTATTAATATAACCTAAAGTAACACTAGAAGCAACAGCTCCATTGACTGTAAAAGGCAATCCTGCAAACTGCATATTTCCAGTGCCAGTATGAGCAGACCACCCTAGATCAATCTCAACCGTAACAAGTCTTCCAACCTTTGTGTATCTTCCAACTTGATTAGTGTAAACTCCAACTCCTGCTGTAGTGGTTCCAATAACAGTCGGCGTAAACGTCCCCTCCTCGTAATCGTTCAGCACGTTCCCAGTGGCCGTTCCGGTTCCGCCGGTGACAGCGGAGAAGTCGATGCCTTTGCCGGAGGTGGCCATCACTACGTTGCCGGATGTCATGCTTAAATCACCGCTAACCTGTGCGCCTGACGTTGTTACGCTTAGTCTTAAACCTGTGTTACGGTCAAGCAACGCCACATCGCAGGTTGTCCCTTGCCCGTAAATTATCGCGCCAAAACCAGTGTTGTGAGCTAGAAAGCCTTCTGTCGCACCAGCAGTACTAAGGCTGGGATTTCCCGTGGCTTTTACTACGTCAGCGGTGCTTAACTGACCAGTAACACCCAGCGTCGTCCCCACCGTAGCCGCGCCGGTGATGGTGGCGGAGGCGAGGGTGGCGGTGCCGCCAGCACCAAGGAGCTGGTTGGGTGTGACTTTATACGTTGTTCCACCTTGAACCACGGGCAACACATCGGTTGCCGGGACAACGGTGATTATTGAACCAAGTTGTGAAATCTTAAGGTCTGCCATATTAGTAAATTGCTAAAACGAGTTTACCGAGATCCTCCTGCACCAAAAACTCACCGCTTTCAGCCAGGAGAGAATCGAATGTTCCAAAAGTGATGACGAGGTGACCGCCGTCTTCTTGCACCAGGTAGTCGCCGTTCTCGCAAAGGATGTCGCGCCGTTCGATGGGAGGATCAGGCGGAATGCCACCAGCGCCAAGGCGATGATGACCTCCGAGTCCTAGTCCTAGTCCAAGGCGTGCCATTATCAGCCGTACTTGCGGTTGTAGGCTATCACAGAGCCGCTTGAAATCGCGATTGAGGTCCACACACCAGCGATCTCATCGCCAGCCTGTAGCGTCACGCCAGCGGGAAAGTTGGTGATGTTGGACACGGTAGCGCCGAGGATGGTGATCTCCAGCGCGTGGATGGACTGGAAGTTACCGGTCACAGTGCCGGATGCACTGGAGATGTACTTGCCACCGTATTCGCCGGCGAGCTGACGATTGGATCCAACATTCATAATGGAAATTTCTGACTGCTTCTTTTGGCTCCTTCGAAACCAACTTGCAAGCGTGTACCTCCCGATTTCACGCGCACCTCGGGATTGTCACGCTCGACCTCTCGGAGGAATTGGCCATCCCTCCAGCAATCGTACCCGAGGCGAGTGCCCCAGGCGTGGTAGAGGGTTGGGTCAATACGCATCCGCAATCGTCCGATGCCATCAATAGACCGGATGTCTCGTTGGGAATCCTTGGCGATGCGCTTCTGGTCTATTCCAGCCTGCACCCAGTCCTTCTGGATGCCTCTCTGGAACTCTTTTATGACTGCAATGCGGAGTTCTCCGGGCAGATCGTCCAGAGCGTTTGCGATGACTGAAGATGCGTTCTGTTTCATTCTAAAGAAGAAGGGAGGCCCCCGGAAATTTCCAGTAGCCTCCCCCAATTTGCAACCAAAGATTAGGTTGTACCGTTGAACATACCGAAGCCAGACGGGTTCTTACAAACCAGACCGGCGATAGCTTCAACCAAACGAGCAGGACCGCCGCCGGCGTCAGGCAGCGTCTTAACCTGGGGCAACTTGGCATAGCGCACCTCGACCATGTCCATGGGGATGATGTAGCCCTTAGTGGCTTCAGCAACAAACGTGGTTCCATCTTTACCACCCACAAAAGTAGACGGATGCAAAATAAGCCGTCCGAAGTCGCCCTCGAAAATATCGATTGAAGACTTATACGTATCGGATCCGAGTTCCTGGTTAAAGGTGCGGACGTTGGGAGCAGCAATTCCTACTGCGGTCGCAGTGGCGGTAGTAGTGGAAGCCGTCAGGTTGGTGAACGTACGCTTGAGCGTGGAACCCAAGATACAATCGTAGTCGCGGAAGGTGCCGGTGTTGCCGTAGATGGCAGTCAGCACGTTCTGGATGACGGCTTCGGTGATCGAAGCCGTTGCAGTGGTGATAACAGCGCCGGAGGCCGGCTTAAACTGTGATCCACTAGCCACCGCGCCGATATTGGCCGCAGAATCGGCGGTCAACCAGTTACCCAGCGATCCGGTCTGATAGGGATTGGAGCTGCTAACCTCACTCTGGGCAGCTTGATTGCTGCACATGAAGGTCGCCTCCATTGAGCGCTTCAACTCAACCAATCGTTTAGCAATACCGTTGGCCAACTCATCGGTCACACCAGCGACGTTCTGGGTCTCAGCGATAAAGCCGACACGCAAGTCTTTGCGGAACACCTGGCCGTAGTTGTTGAGGCGGGTTCGGTTCTCCACTGGGTTGCCAGCGCTAGACACAGTCACATCAGCACCGTCAACAACGCCACCCATAGTCGGGACAGCGTAATTATCTACGAGCCAAGAGAACTGCATATTGCCGATGTCCTTGCCCTTGGGGGCCATGGAAACAAACGGAGTCGACTTGGCGTCGACAATGGCAATGTAGTCCGCCAAATCCTCACGGACTGACGAAGTGGAAGCGAGCGGCGTTGTACCGGCTTGGTTTTCTTGTAGCAGTGGCATAAATCAGAGCATCCTTTTCAATACTTGAGCCAATTCAGACGTACCTCCTGATTTCTGAAACCGGGACTTAGCAAACTGCAGGTTAGCTTTGGCTGCATCCTTTTTCACGGGAGCAGCAGTGGGCTTTCCTGGCTGGCTTGGAGCTTTTGCAGGAACACGGACTGGGGTTTTACTTTTCATTTCACGTTCCATTCGCAACCTTCTTCCTTCTAGGAAATCTCCAACAAGCACCTGGTGCTCCGGTAACGCAGAGAGTTGTGGCAACTGCCGCAACACTGCCTGCGCCTCGGTGTACTGAGCACTCTTTCGATCCTTCCAGAAAGGATAGATCTGCTCTGCGATAGGCTGGATCTGTTTGTAGTTGTTCAGGAACCGGGCTCTCGACGGGATGTGCATATCCAGTGCGTCTTCTACGCGCCGCTTGATCTGCTTGATCTCGTTAGAACTGTATTCCTTGTCACCTATTTCGCAGCCGTCAATGTTATCCTCGCACCAGCGTTTGAGATCTCGGGCCTTGCTCCACTCTTCATCGAGTTTCTTCGCGTCCCAGACATCTGCAAACGGATCGGTTTGATTCACCACCGGCACCGGCCTATCCGACTGATTTTGCTCCAGCTTAGTTTTGGTCTCGTTCAGCTCCCGCTCTAATGCATCGGCTTTTTCTAAAGCCTCCCGCTTTTGACGGGTCAGCTTGTCAATGCGCTTACGGTAGCCAGACGGTTCCTCCTCAGCTTGGTCTTCGGTCTTATTATCAGAAAGAACATCCTCAGGCGACTCGGCCTGATTATCCTCTTGTTCAGCGGTAGGATCCGCTTCCTCGGCCTGAGACTCCGCATCCGCGGACTCGGGCTCTGTGTTTTCCTCGATTTGCTGCTTTGGCGTTTCTTCCTCCCCACTGAATCGTGTCTTCAGTAGCTTTGCCAGCGCCCCCTCATCGAAGTTGATTGGGTTCGGCAATTGGGATCGTACCGTGTTTTCTCCAGGTGTCGCTTCCTGCTTAGTATTGATTGAATCCATGCTGTTTAGACCCTGCAAGCTGGGTATTGTGCGCCATGGTTGTTAAGGTCAACCAAGAAACCGTTGTGGTTAAGAGGTACTAGTTGGACTGATCCGTCAAACCATTAGCTGCCCTCAAATTGTCAATGTAGCTCGATAAATCCTTGAGTGAAGAAGCTCTACCACAGTTGTAAGCCCTTCCTGAGTCCGTTAAATCGGACTGCACGCAACTCAACACCTCGGACTCAATCATGTCCGACAGCATTTGAAGCAATGCAGCCATTAGCGGTGAATTGTCCCCCGCTGAAACGAAGGCCTCTTGGATTTTAGCTTCTGAAAGTCTCATTGTTGAACTCCTAGGCGTCCGGTCACAGCGTTTTGCTGCTGTTGAACCGAGAATTGAAGATTTTCGATGTATTTCTGCAGGTTAGCTTGGAACAACTGGTCCTGCTGGAGCTGTTGCTGGTACTTCGGATTGCTTTGGAGCACCTGCTGACTGAATTGCAGCCGCATCGCTGCCGTAGGATCGTTCTCGCGCAATTGCGGAGGGTTCCCGAGGCTTATCAGCGCCAACTCATCGTTGGTTTCGTTGAACATTTTCTGGCTTGCAGGCCCCTGTTGCATCACCAGCTCGCTCGCAAGGTTCGGATCAATGGCTCGGAGCGCCACAGAGATCAATTTAGCCCGGTCAATGACGCCGGCGGTGTCCAGAGGGAGCACCAGGGTCGAGATTGCCTTGAGTTTCTCGGTGACCAAGTCGGTCGACAGCTCTCGGACATCGAACTTCAGCATCACATCGAAGTCTTGGATGTCTTGAGGCAATGCAGTTTGTGACGCGGTCACGCGCTGGATCTCTTCGGGCCCCACATATTGCAGGGTCAACGTCAGCACCTGGCGGAAGGCCTCGGTCCAACCATGCAGCCAGTTGTTGATAATGCGCTGCTGCCGCATCTGGGTCACCGCGGGGGCCACCTTCTCGGTGGGTCTGCCGAAGTACCTGTCGGTCTGTGCCATCACCGCTTCAATGAGCTGGAAGGCCACCCCAGGCTCACGGGCAGGCGGTTGCAGGAACCCAATCTCACCGCGGCGTAGCACCGGGATCTGGATGGCTGGCCCAATCTTAAGGTTACCGCCCCTAGTTTTGGGCACCTCGATGGGGGGCAGTGTGGCCAGGGACGTGTAGTCGAAGATACTATCGCGCTGGGCCTTCACTTCCTCCTGCCAGGTCATGCACACCTCGGGCACACCGCGGCTCTCGCAAATCTGCCGATGGATCATCTCGGAGCGCCAGATCACAAACGGATACTGCCCGTGCCCATAGTCCAAGGCCTCAAAGTAGCCCCACTTGTCGCCTACCTGGGGACTGAACACCGTGTAGAACACTCCCGGAACACCGTCTTCATCAATCGACTTCTGATAGGCGTACACGATCTCGATCAGGTTCTCACGGTCCATGACCGAGTTGTTGGCCAGGCCGCTCGTGTAGGAAAAGTCGGCGTAGTTGCTAAACCGGCCCATCGTGTTGATGGCCTCCTGCGCCCACTCCTCGTCCCAGTCGTCGGTCTTCACCTTGTTGAGCAACTGGGCCTCGGTCATGTAGTAGCGCCGGAACACCACCCGGGCACTCTGGATGTCGGTGGTTTCCGGGGGGAACGCTAGCTCATCCCAGGGGGCTAACGCGGCTACCATCGGCTTGTTGGTGACCATGGTGGGCACCGGGAAGTCGCACTCGCCCTGGTCACGCAACTCGCGCACAGCCTTCAGTGCTCGGCGCTTCTTAAGGTTCGGGAAGGCAGCCATGATCAACTCCGCGGACTGATCATCGGCCTCGGGGTTGGCAATGAGGTTAGGGAAGTCTGCTAGGACCGAGCCCTCGGGGGACTGGGCTGCCAGTGCCATCACCTGGTCCATGGTAAGGTACTGCTCCTTCTGCCCCATCTCCTGCTGCCAGGTGATGTGGACGCCGGCCCAGCCGTAGGTCCACAGGTACTGCGACAGCAACTCAACGTCCCGGGTAAGGTCGTTGTACATCTTCGCATTCACAGTCCAGTCCATCAGGTTGTGGGCGGTCACAGCCTGATCAAGCTGACTGACGTTGGTGGGCGATACCCGGAGCATCGAGCGCCAGAAGGCAGTCGAGCACAGATCCACCATCCCGTTGATGACCTCATCGGCTAGAGGTATGCGAGTGTCGGACGCACCGTCCCAGGGGAACGCAGGCTTATTACGGCCACTGTCGTTCCACTTCTTGCCGTCGTCGGTTTGTCCTGGCCACTGGCAGAACCTCGTATTCTGAACACGTTCAGAGCGGGATGTTTGACCAAAGTCGGTTGCACTACGGCGCAACTCCTCGGTGAGAGCTGACACATTGGGCTCGGGTCCAACCCGGGCCATCACATCCGTTGCCGTCTTGTATGAATCGCCTTGCATAGGTTCAGAGATTAGTATCCACCGCCGCCGCGGGAATTGAAGCCCCCTTGGCCAACGTAAGCAAGGCCCGAGACCAAAAGCATACCGATGCAGTCGATAGGATCCTTGCTAGCCCCCTTCTGCCCATCCCTGCCTGTGTGCTCTGACAACGCGTAGATCAGGTTGCTGCACGTCTTGACTACATACAGCGCCGGCTCGTTTAGCGGGGTAAGCGCCTGCGTAGCATCGTAGGACAGCAGACTGTTGATCGCGCTCGTCCGCTGGTCCACAGGCACGCCTGGCGCCGGAATGAAGGCCATCCCCTCGTCCAGTGGGTTGTCGGACTCAGCCAGTAGGTCGATGAGCGTGGTGCCCCCTTGTTCCGATAGTGCTGGGCTACCGCCGGCCTTGGGGTCGATTAATCGCATCACGGGCTCCCCATAGCCTAGCTCCGCCTCAATGGTCCGAAACATGGTCCGATACTCCGATATCGACCGGCCTGCATCCAGTGTCTGAGCAGGGCCTGCCTTGCCGTCGTGTTTCTCGCTCGGGAACGTCCATTCTCCGTAGTTGGCGTAATCCGGGAACTCCCGGACCACGATCCGCCTGCCATTCTCGTATACCAGCATCCACATACAGAACCAGTTCCGAGCGCCGGCAGGGTCGCATACCATGTACAACGTCCCCCCAGGAGGCACTGCCTCGGGCTCGATGCAGTGGATGTCGACTCTGAACCTAGCGAAAGCCTTCCCAATGTTGTCACTGGCCCACCCATAGGCCCGGGTCAATATCTGCCCCATAGGTGCCGTGACCAGCTTCAGCTTCATCTCGTCGAACGGGTTGTAGGGGTTGTCCTCCGAGAAGAAGAAGACCGTCCGCCTATTGGTCTGGGCCTGCACCATTGTCCTAGCCGCCTTGCCCACAGGCCATGTAGGCAGCGCCTGCTTGCCCTTCAGCAGCTCGGCCTCATCAAACCGAGTGATAGCAGAGCCGGCGGTGTATTCCTTGTAGACACTGGCTACGCCCTCCAGCGGCGTCTGGGTAACCAGTAGCTTGCCGCGGCGTGTAATGAGCCGGTAGCGCAGCGTCTCAACCCATGACTGGGGCACCAGCTCATCGCACCAGATCATGTCCGCTTCCCGCCCCTCAATAGTGTTCTCCGATTGCGTGTAGTTCAAAAAGTCGCACCGAGAGCCATTAGGGAGAATAAAGCTGCCATCGGTGAAACCATTCTTACGAGAGTAATTGAGATAGTGAATACGGCCTTTCTTAGTGCCCCGTAGTGCTACAGGCAGGTAGTTATATATAGCAGGCTGCTGCACTGTTACACTAGTGGCATGGCTGGTATGACAGCACAGTACCGCGGCGTTCTCCTTTTCAAGGAGCGTCTGCACCACTCGCCGGGCTGCCCATAGCGTTTTGCCAGCCCGGTTGCCGCCCGATACCAACAGCTCCTGGGTGAGTGCGTACTCGGTGTTGCCAATCTCCCAGTGGTCCGGGATGTAGCCGTAGGTATATGGGTCAGCCTTTTCTAAGGTTACGAGCTGGGTCCGCTTGAGGCGCAGCTCGACAGCACGGGGGTGCGCGGCGTCTACCCGGGGTATGACAGGGTGCAACGGCTGTTCGTTCCACCAGGCGACGTTGCACGCCTCGGTGCAGAAGCGCTTCTGCTTAGGGCCGGTGTGGTGCTTGAGGATTACGAATGGCTTGGAGCAAAGGAGGCAGAGGGGGGTGGACATTTGTTAATATTTTTCGCTTTGGTTTACCCGTCGCCTTTTGGCGCTGCAGCCGGAAGCCTGACCCCCTCCCCCCATCCTGCCTGGGCCTGCTTGATGCCAGCCTTGGCGGAGGGGTAGGACATTGGCCTTTTGAACGGTCGCTAATGTGCGTTTGACCCAATGTTTACGGGCTATTGCTGCGTGTTTTTGTGTCGAAGTGAATATAACTGCTATTGTGCATCTGACTGCCATAAACAGGCCTAAATGCGTGGTTTCTGCGTGGTCACTTGTGGTAGGGGTAGGACATTTCGGGCCATTACCTAAACCACGTCGGGCGTCTGTTCGTCGTTCACGGTGATCGTGTTGCGGTCACGCAGGTCTGCCATCAGGTCACGGTGGTTTACCGAGGCTGTCATGGAGAGGTGAATGCTGGTGGGCTGGCCCTTAATGACCGAAAGTTTATCGGTCAGCACAGCCACTGCGATGGGTAAACCCCTATCGTCGATCAAGTTAATAGAGGATTCAGCCAGTCGCTTAGTTCCCTTCCAGATTGCAACCTCTAGGAATCCGGTCACGTCCTTACGCCAGTCGTCCTCATTGTCGGGGTAATCCGTTGGAACCTTGACTCCTCGTATTAGCTTGAAAGCAGTAGCAGTGCTCAACCCTGTGTCTGCAGCAATGCTCTCTAGTGATTTGTTTTGAAGTATTCCTTCAACAACAAGATCGGCTTTATCTTGTGTTAGTTTGTCATTGAAATGCTGTTTTGGATGATGGGTTTTAACATATCCAATCTTTTCAGCAGCCTTGAACACCTTGTCCTGTGTTTCCTTTGGGTACTTCGTACTACCCGCCAAGATGCGCTGAGTGTAGACGTAGTTGACGCCTGCAGCCTCTGCGACATTCTCAATGCTAAGTTTCTTGTCCTTCTTACCCGACATACGGTTTAAACCCATAGGGATATTCGCCCCAGTGGTTGAGATGTTTTTTCGGCTGCATGGCATAATGCTTCACATCGCACAGGGACAACCTAACCGCGGCAGCATAGTCCTCGCTGAGGTACTCGTGCTGCCCTGGCAGGGTATCCATGGCGAACGGCATCCACAGTGTCGGGAACTGGTCAACCCTCACATCCTTGCACCAGTCGATCCGATAGGGGTTTGGCACCTCTGACCCTCCGAGCCAATCAAGTGCGCTCATAAGGCAACGTCGAGGGATTGCGAGGCATCCTGATGCGAACATTCGGATCGGTACCAGCTCTGTGGCACACTCGGCATCCGATGTCTGCATCCTCAGAGCTTTGACGTGCTCGGTGTCGATACGCAGGGCTGGCCTTAGCGGAAGTGCTCGGCAGGGGTAGGGGATGCACACGGTCGCCTGGTGCTCGTGGGCGAGCTCTGCCATGCGGATAATGTCTTTCGGGTCGAACTCGATATCGTGGTCGATTTGGACCCATACATCTTTGCCTGAGTCGAGGAACCACTTGGTAGCCCTGCATCGTGATCGTGATATCAGTGCATCCTCGCGGATAGTTCGCAGATCTGTCTGTCTATCTGATGTACTAAAGTTGGCTGTTAGGCCTACCCAGGACATAAGGCAGGCTGCACTGATACCACCGTAGGCATACAGGCTTACGTGTATCGAGGGCCTTGTGCCTGATGTAGTAGGCTCATGCACCACGGCTGTAGCCTGTGGAGCGTGGATGAACGGGTCATTCATGTTGATTGCTGCTGTTGGATTGTTCATGGCTGTTTCAAATCGTGTTTGATTCTATCGGATGCGAGTATTGCTTCATGCCCTTTGGCTAATATGTAGGTGATTGATCCTCTTGATACACCGATTGCTTTGGCGGTGTCGTCCAGTGTTAGGCCTAGCTGCCTGAGTTCGTATGCACGCTGGCAGAACTCCGGGGTGTACTGCTCCGGGTCGACGTGTATCTCTTCCTCGATGCCCGGGTCAAGCGAACCGTCGTCGTGGTATTTCTGGGATAGCGGGTAGGACATGAGGCCATGGTTGATGGCCCACTTGATAAGCCTGGGCGCTTCGTTCAGGAGCTTGGTGCGGTTGAGATCGTATTTGATGTTCATCAGAAGTTGGGTAAGGGATCGCTGAAGCGGCAGTACTGGCCTTCGTACCATAGTGGCACGATGCCGCATTCACCGTCTCTCTGCTTTGCAATGGCGATGATGGCCTCGCCGTTGGCCTCGTGACGCTCCCGGTTGAGCAGCAGAACCAGGTCGGCGTCACGTTCTATCTGCCCAGAGTCGGCCAAGTCGGTGAGGCGAGGCACCCGGCCTTTGTCCTTCTCGTTCTCCCGGTTGAGTTGAGCCAGGGCAACTACGGCTGTCTTGGTATCGGAGGCCACTGCCTTCAGCTTGCCTGACACTTCCGCAATCTCATAGGTCTTCTTCTCGGCTGACTTACTGCCATGGATCTTCTGAAGGTAATCTATGAGAACCAGTTTTACTCCCCACTTACGTTTTGCCCGGCGTATTACCGCGGTGATTGTGGCAATGCTGGATATGCCTGAGCCAGACACATAGTAAATAGGACTACCGGCTACTTTAGCTGTAGCTGAACCCATAGCCTTCATTCCTCCTTCATCCATCTCACCGGTCTTAATGTCCTGCATCGGAATAGAGCCTACGGTTGAGACCATACGGCGCACGATAGACTCATCGGACATTTCCAACGAGATAAACAGGGTTGGCACCCGCTGGTCAATTGCTGCTGCCTTGGCAATGGCTATGGCAATGGCTGTCTTACCAATGCTTGGCCTGGCTCCGATGATGGCTAACTCACCGAGCTGGAAACCATCGGTCAACTTGTCCAGACGATGGAAGCCCGAGGTAATGCCGCTCAACTGCCCTTTGCGGTTGAACCTTTCCTGGGTTGCATCGATGAACCTGCTGACTACCGACTTGGATGATTGTACTTCCTCCTTGGAGGCCTCAACGGTGAGGCCTGCCTCGGCATTAGAGACGATTTGATCCACCGATAGGGTGGAGACAGCGGATTCACGTATCAAACGATCTCCGGTGAATCGCAGATGGCGACGGTGGTGAGCCTCCAGGACGGCTTTGGCGAACTCGGGATGGTTGGACGGGCTGGCGCAGATCTCGTCGGCCTTGTTGAGTTCCTCAAACGGTGGGGTGATCTGAGGAATAGAGCGCTTCCACTCTTTGACCACGGTGGTTGTGTTGACTGCCTCGTGCCTGCCTATCAGGGCCTTGGTGATCTCGTACACCTGGCGGAGCTTATCCTGCTGGATTGCATCCGGTGGTATACGGGCGAATACCTCGTAGCAAACATCGGGACCGCCGGTAAGGCAGGCTCCGATAAGGCCGTACTCGTCGTCCTGGGCGTAGAAGGGGTCGCTCATTGGTAGTCCGAGATGTTGAGGCTGGTAGCGCCTGGCTTGTTGCCAGATGAAAGTCCTGGTTTAGGAGCAAAGATGCCTAGGTAATTGTTTGCCATTGAGTGGTTCACTGCATCCGGAAACGTCTTGGCATCGAACTCTTTTGCCCATGCATTGAGAGCAGCAGAAAGGCCCAAGCGCTTGTAGCCGCTTTTACGCTCGGCTTTGTACGCAAGCCAGGTCTCGACAGCAGCAAGGCATTCGTCCGTTTGGAGCTTCTCGGGTAGGATCAGGCCAAAGTTAACTCCCCAAAGAGGTTTCACCAAAACCTCAGGCACGACGACAGTCTCCGAATCCTCTCCCTGTTCCTCTTCCCTGTTCCCTGTTCCAAGGCTATTTTTCTCGAATCCTCGCGAGCCCTCGCGAATATTGTCGAATGATGGCAGTTTAGAGATCGAAGGCTTGTCGATTTTCTGGTGATTTGCCCATTTTGGCAGGTCTAAATAGGATTCACCGTCGACAACGTAGATCCGAATGCATCCCTGCTTTTCAAGTTCAGCGATCCAACCTGGGAGTCTCTTGAAAGCATCATCGTCGTAAGGGAAAAGACGGCTCGCGAGGAGTCGCGAGGATGCGCGAGCCCTCCCGACATCGTCACAGCAGGAAAAGAGGCCGATAAAAAGGAGTCGAGCCTCTCTCGAAACTCTGCCCAGGCTTTCGGACTCCCAGAACTCAGGCTTAATAGATCGAATTCTCATTTGGCTGATGATTTTGGGTTTTTGATTGCGTCAACCTTCTTTGAAAGGTCTTCAATCCATTGGCCGTCGATTATTCCTAGCTCACAAGCATCACGCAAAACATTCAACGCCTTAACAACTGACAAACTGGCATCGTGTGCTGCGCGGCAAAACGGGTGCAACACTCCCTCGTCATAGTCACATCCGTTTTTAATGTTTGAAATCTGCCTAGACATTTCTGCGATTACGGCAGGTTCAAAAACAGTGCACATTGAGTTCGACGGACTTGCCGGCTCATCCACCGATTTGTGGCAGTCAAAACAAAGTGTGACCATGGTGTTGATATGGTATTCCCATGGGTTTCTTCTGCTGACGTAGTAGCAATGGTGAACGTGCAGTTGCTTGGTAGTTTCACCGCAGCAAATGCAGGTGAAATTGTCGCGTTCTAAGACTTTCAGCCTGGTCTTCTGCCACTGCGGATGTTGGAGTTTTTCGGAGTAGGTCATAATTCAAACAGAGACCCCGTCACGCACCGTGGTAGGAACTCGCGGAGAAACGGCGCGACGTTGCACGGTACGGACGGGGAAAAGTTGGTTGAACATGGTTTCTCTTGTGGTGCCTGCGCTCGCTTCCTACGGCTCACGCTGACGGGCTCTCCCTATAGGACAGCCTGGTCGATGTCCACCGCTTAGTAGGCCGGCATCAGAACATCCGCCACCTTCTGGGTCAGCTCGACATCACGCAGGCAGTAATTGATCGCCGCCTCACGGTCAGTCTTGAACAGCTCAGAGAACATGGCCCCATTGCCGGCCTTGTCGCCGAGCCCCAGATGCCTGCTGATGGCTCCGAGGCTACCGTGCGCCCTACTGTCGCCTAGCTGCCACACCTCGCGCAGGTCGACCACCAGGTCGCTCCAGTAGCGGCCTTGGCGTATCCAGTAGGGTGGCATGATCCGGTGCTTCCAACTGCGCTTGATCAGGAACGGCAAGTCGAACGGTTTAACATTGAAGCCGATCATCGTAGGCTGGCGCTCCATGCTGGTGATGAGCTTCCACCACTGGCGCAGCATCTCGGCCTCGCCATCTGCATCGCAGCACAGCACCGATGGGGTCTCGTGCTCTATACGGTAGCCGATGCAGAGGATCTGGCCCGACAATGCATCCAGGGCAGCGCCGCGGATGTAGTCGGACACGTGCGTCTCTTCTGCACGCTGGATCTTCTCTGCTATGAGATCCGGGTTTTTTATGTTCCCCAGTTTCACGTCACTGGCAACGAACGGGGGGATGACCAGTTCGCTTAGGGGCATTGGCCCTGTTTCGATGTCGAAGTAGATCTTATGGTTGGCTGGCATTTGGTTTACGGGGGTTGATTGCGTAGTAGGCTGTGTTTAGACCGACATTGAAATGATCGGCTATCTCCCGGTAGGTGTAGCTGAGGTGGGTTTTACGCCATTCAGCTATCTCCTGGGCGATGTCCTTTTTGATGGAATACTTGCGATCCGTGTTCTTCTTTTCCTTGGGCCCCTTGTTGACCATTGCCTTGGAGTCCAAGTTTTCCTGCTTTGGCTTTGCCTGAGGCCTCACATACCCGGAAGGCGGAGCACAGAGCTCGGCGATACGTGCGGCGGTTAAATTGATATGCATGAAAGTTAATGTGCGTTTGTCGACCGATGCGCACCCCCGGCATTTCCCATGAGTCCCCGGTAACAACAGGTTACCGGAAAGTGTTTAGATGATCTTGCCGCAGTGGGGGCAGGTCTTGCCCAGTGTTGGCCTGGTCTCCAGAGGGACAACCTCCAGCCACTCGCATATCTCGATGTAGGACTTGCGTCCGAAAGACCATACGCATCCCGGGAACAGGTGGCCGCTCTGATACAAATCTAAAGCGTGCTCCTTGCTCTTGATGCCTAGGTTCTCCAGCACCCGGGCGGCCCGTAAGCTCAATGGGAAGCCCCATAGGCTCAGGATGTGCTCCATCTGCTTGGCGGACTTGACGATCTGATGGATGCGTTGCCGGGTTAGGTTCAGATCCTTGCCGATCTCGTCCATGGTGCGCCCCTCGGCTCGCATCTGAACAACACCCGGCACCAGGTGGGCGACTTTCTGATATTGTTTGCGTGTTTTCATATAAACAGTTCTCCCAGATTCGTTGGGCGCTGATTTTATTCTGCAAACAAAGACAGTTTTTCTGCCTCTGCTTGGCGGGGTTCCAACATACTCTGAACGATCCAGAGCGATTCTTTATACCGTGCCCATTTCCCCCCATCACTTGAAATGGTCACGTTGCTGTGAGGTATGATATTCCAAGGAATCCAATAGGTTTTCCCTGTGTCTAACTGATGAAGCGCAATCAAGTCCGCCTGAGGGGCTTTACCTATGCGGTAAAACCATCCTTTGCATGGACCGTAGCACGCAAAGTTGGCCGACTTGACGTCAATTCGGAGAACCTTGTCGACGAGCAGGTCAAACGGCCACTTCACGGCGGTGCATCTTTCAACCTGAAACCCTGCCGATTCCAGTATCTCCTGAACTCTCTTTTCACCGTCCCATCCGGTGTCGGAGTCAGAATGTTCTCTCGCAAGGCCAAGTCGCTCGGCCCATTTTAAAAACCCACCTTTCTTTGAGATCTGACCTGCTAGATCGCATTGTCCTGTTTCTTTCAGATACTGATTCGTGGGCATCAGTCCTGTTATGCGGTAGTTTTCCATAATTCGGTCTGAAATCATGGCCTCGGTCCAAGTTTTTCTTGTCATCGATACTACCAGATATCAGTTAAAACGATCTAGGACAAGACATTGTTTTAGAAAAGAATGTCCAGATCGTTTGGCTCATCCTTGGCATCGATCTCCCGCAGGCGCTGTATCACCGCGGCGATGAGTTGCTTGTCCTCCGGTGTCTTGCCGGCGCTGATTTGAGCCTTGGGCAGCCAGTGCTCGCCCAGGCCTTTGACCGCAGAGTCGGCCAGCTCGGAGATAGGTGTGCCCTTGAACTTGCCCACGTGAACCTTGGTGGCGCCCAGGTCAACTGGTCGAGGTGTCGTGCCATCCGGGGTAACCGTCTTCACCTTGTCGTCATCCTTGGCCGGGCGATCCTGCATCCGCACCCAAAGGCCCGAGGGCTGGAGCGGTTCGCCATGCTTGTGAGGCATCATCAACTTGATGTTGGCGTACGTCTTGGTGCCATCCTGGCTTTGCTCGTGAGCAATGATAAGCGTCACCGGCTTACCGATGAGCGACTCAAGGTCGAGGCAGTTGTTCTCCTGGTCTGTGAGCTTACGGCCAAACCAGTCCTTGAGCACCTTGGTCAGGGCCGCCTTCTCATGTAGGCTTGGGACCAGGGGCTTGCTGAACACTACCCAGGGCTGAACCGGGTCGCGTGATCCATCAATCAAGTCCAACTCAAAGGCGAACTTGAACTTCTTCTTAACACCGTACTCGGTCTCGTACTCCTTCAACGGAGTCACATCTACGCACACTGCTCGTCCCGAGAACTCGGGGCACGGTGCGAACTCTTTACCGCCTGCTGCTTTAATGATCATGTCTTACGTTTTGTTGTTATTTATTGGTTATTTATTTGTTATTTAGAGGCCTGTTTCTCGACCTCCGAAAGCTGTATTGCCATCCTGTAATAGTTGGCCCAGTAGTCCGGGAAAGCATCCCGGATCTGTTTAAGGTTGGAAGGGTCAGCGGCTAGTGCTGCTGCTCCCAACTTAGAGATGAATGAACCACCGTATTCGATCATGCACCTGGCTACGTCTCGGTCTGTTATCACTTGGTTGCCTTTCCGCGGCGGCGTGACCAGTAGGAAACGTAGTCCACTTTCACCTTACGGGCTGCACGGTATGCTTCGCCGGCCTGCTCCTTGGTTAGCTGATATGGACCGCTGCCCTGGTTGATGATCTTGCAGACTTCTTTGCTCATGGGTCGTAATGCTATTCCGACTTCATCGGTGTGCTCTGAACTCCGGAGTACGCAATGGTCTTCGGTCGGAAGATCCCCACCTGCTCCGTTTCTTCGACCCAGGAGGGGCCACCGCGGATGTGGAATATGCAGGAGGACATTCCGTTCCACGATTTGGTGCTGCTCTTAGCGGAGGTGTAGGCAGATCCGAACGTAGCGTTTAAATCATCGCTGCTCATCGCCTTGACGTTGGCCCAGTCGATATCGCCATCGTGCCACAGTTTGAAGCCTAGCTCCAGCGGGGCTACCACTTCTGCAATGCCCGGGAAGTGCCAGACCCACTCGTCATGACTGCTGGCATCACCTGACATAACCGCGTAGCACTGGTAGTTTCCGAGCGGTACGGAGCCACTGCCCCAGTCGCAGCTCTCGCCGGGTTTTAGGACTGCGGAACGTGACGGATGGTCGTTGCATTTAGGCTGCTCAAAGAGAGCAACAAGAACGGGGACTTCGGTCTGATTTTCGATTTTGATGTGGGTACTCATAGCTATTCGGAGGTGTAAACGGTGTCGGTTATGGGGTTGGTTGCAGGATGAAGTCGAAGTTGGTTTTCCAAGATTCGCCAAGGCGGTTGTATGTGTCGTGCTTGATCTTCCAGAGGCGAGGATTGCGAGTCGTCCCGGTGTGACGGCAGCGGATCCTGACATCGATATCCTTGAGCGCCACATTCCGTAGCCGGTCGTCTTCAGGTAGTTCGTGAAGGTGCTTCATGTCAGTAGGTGTTTGATGATCTGATTTCTGTCTTTGATTGAAGCTCGGAGAATGCTCTCTAAAACAACGTGAGGGTTGATTGTCGCAACGTGTTTCCACTCTGGGCTTTGATCGACGTGCTTGGCTGTGTCCAGACTTTCTACGCGGACAATGCCGTTGGTTTTGTGGAGGTATATGAAGGCGCAGTCTCTCATTTGGACTCCCTCCACAGCAGTAGATTTGCTCGCAGTGCATCGTTCTCGGCTTTTAGCTGGTCGATGTATCCCAGTCGCGCCGCTGCGAGTCGCTCTAGCCTCCTGCATAGCATACCCAGATCGGCTATGTTGTGCGGAGTGCTGTCTGAGATGGGCGTGTCGCTCACGGATTCCTCACTTCCTCTAAAATGGTTAGCATTGCATTCGCAGCTTTACCGTCTGACCCATCGCGAAAGAAAGCATAGGCTGCTCTGCTGATGATGTCCTCCAACCGCTTGATGCGGTCAGCCAGATTGAGAGCGTGAATATTCAGTTTCCTGAACATCTCATTGGCTTCGTTGAGTTCGCGTTCGATGTCACAACCCACCTGCCATATTTTGGCAAAGCCAGCATCAGGATGGTCTAAGAGTGCTGATTGCATTCTTGGGGTATCGCTCACTTGACGCCCTCTCTCGCTTTGAGCATCGCGTCGGCAATGCGGTATGCGTAGATCGGATACGGGTCATCTACTTGGCATTGGCTCGACATCAAACCCTGCAACGCCGCCGCCGCAAAGTAGTCGCGCATGGTCATACCGGCGTAGCCAGATCCGTAGTTTGGTTCAATGAATAGCGTTGGAAACGCTGGTCCGCCGTCGTTGATCTGTGCACTCACTTCACGCCCTCCGCTATTAGAGCGTGCTCCAATATCAAAAGAGCATCCGCGGTCTTTAGTGTGATGACCTGGCGAGGATGGCGCTGCTGGGCGATCTGTTTGAGGTGGCTCTTCCAGCCTGTGCCGTAGGTGGCTTTAACGCCGCATTGGAGCGTCTTTTGCCAGCGTTGGGGTGGAACTTCGATTAGCCTCGTTTTGGTGCTGGCAATGAGTCCCAACAGGAAGCCCACGTTGCGACCGAAGTTGAACATCGAGCTCCCAGGTGCGCCCTTCCCGCCCACATAGCCGCCCACCTTCTCGATGTAGCAGACGTCAGTGATGCCTAATCGATCCAGGATGAGCGTAGAGACATCCTGATCGGTGGTAGGCATGGAATCTAGGATGATGCCCCCATGACCGTGGTAGGCGATGCCGCCGGACATCCCTGGGTCTATTGCCAAGATCCGTTTCACTTAGCAGCCTTTCGTAGCCAGGCCTGAATAGCCTTGTCGGCCACCGCCTGCATTTTTAGGCCGGCGGCCAGGCAGTAGGCCCGGAGAGTTTTGTGTGTGTCGGTGGTCACGTTGATGGTCTTTGGTTTCATTACAGATGCTTGCGGACTTTGTTCCAATAGGCCTCGGTGGCTTGCTTTTTGTGGTGTCCCTGGGGACCGCCATTCCATATCCGAGCTTGGTCCTCGGTGCTCTTGCCCTTGCCGTAGTGGGTCAGGTAGGCCTCGCACACCGCCCTGGCCTGCACCCGGTTGGTCATAGCCTCCCAGCGGTAATGCGACCCTGTGAATCGGTTCACGTCCTGCACCACACCGCGGTGGATCTGCAGGGGGCCTACAGCGCGTCCGTTGTCGCCGATGGCAAGATCGTTGCCGCTGGACTCTACGATGATCAGGGCCGAGATGAGGTTGGAGAGAGTGGTCATGGTTTGGAGAGTTGTGCGCGTTGGCCAGTCGCGCCCCTGGAGGTGGTATTGGCCCCACCCGGGGCTAAAGTCTCAAACCACTTCGTAATTATAATGACCGCGGCAATAAGCATCGAGGCCTTCGTACAGCTTGTTGATCTTTGCAGCCGCAGATTCCAAAGTTGGAAAGGCACAAACAAACCGATTGTATGAACCAGCCAAAGCGTCGGTAGAAGCGCAGTGATACTCGCACTTCAAAACAACCACAAACAGGCCCAGAGCCTTGGCCTTGTTGATTGAAACGCT